CCAGAGAGCTGGTTGCCAGTGGCGATGTATACAACTCTGGTTACGGGTTATTCCCGTCTGAACAGGCGCGTAAGGACTGGCAAAATGCTCGCAAAAAACTCTCAAGGGCAAAGGTGAAGAAACCTGCAGTGGTTGATCCGGACCTTATCTGGTCGTTACCAGACGGCGAAATACGCCGCTACGACAGGCGCCTGAATATAATCTGTCGCGAGTGCCGGAAGAGCGAAGCTATGCAGCGTGTACTGGCATTTTATCAAGGAAATGTTAGGTATTTTAGACGTTACTAGATTAAAGAGCATTAGTTCAGATGTGAATTGACATTTTCATGGCGCAGGGTAGAGCCAGCGTGGTTGTCCGCTTTGCGTCAAAACCAGATATTACCAGATTTAGACATATATTCCCGATAGACCTGCTCTGATGCTACACTCTGTGCTATTTTCATGACCCCAATAAAAATATTTATGACTATTGCTGATTTCAAACGGCCTAAATTGGAGCTCCCAAACGGGGCAAACAAACTACTACTGCACTCTTGCTGTGCTCCATGTTCCGGTGAAGTGATGGAGGCGCTTCAGGCCTCGGGAATCGACTACACCATCTTTTTCTACAACCCGAACATTCATCCTCAGAAAGAGTATTTAATTCGTAAGGATGAAAATATTCGCTTTGCTGAACAACACGGCGTGCCGTTTATCGATGCTGATTACGACACCGACAACTGGTTTGAACGTGCCAAAGGAATGGAATGGGAGCCTGAGAGGGGGATCCGTTGTACCATGTGTTTTGACATGCGTTTTGAGCGGACAGCGTTGTACGCTGCTGAAAATGGTTTCAGTGTGATCAGCAGTTCACTGGGCATTTCACGCTGGAAAAATATGCAGCAGGTTAACGAGTGTGGGCGGCGAGCTGTTGCGCATTATCCGGGTATGGTGTACTGGGATTATAACTGGCGCAAGCAGGGCGGCTCGTCCCGTATGATTGAAATCAGCAAGCGCGAAAAATTCTATCAGCAGGAATATTGTGGCTGTGTGTATTCTCTGCGCGATACCAATCTACACCGCAAATCTCAGGGACGCCCTCTTATCAAAATTGGCCAACTCCACTACGGAAAAGAAGAGAAGGAGTGATTTTATGGATCACCTTTCTGATTGATTTCATATTGGCGAGGTGACGTGAGTTAAGTAGAATGGCTGCGGGTGCTTGAGGCTATCTGTCTCAGGCATGAACACTGAAAGGCAGATAGAGAAAAGCCCCAGTTAACATTTCGCGTCCTGCAAGACGCTTAACATTAATCTGAGGCCCAATCTATGTCTCACAAATGTAGGTTAGCCTCTTACGTGCCGAAAGGCAAGGGGAAGCAGGCTATGAAGCAGCAAAAGGCGATGTTAATCGCCCTGATCGTCATCTGTTTAACCGTCATAGTGACGGCACTGGTAACGAGGAAAGACCTCTGCGAGGTACGACTCCGAACCGGCCAGACGGAGGTCGCTGTCTTCACAGCTTACGAACCTGAGGAGTAAGAGACCTGGCGGGGGAGAAATCCCTCGCCACCTCTGATGTGTCAGGCATCCTCAACGCACCCGCACTTAACCCGCTTCGGCGGGTTTTGTTTTTTTCTGGCATTCTGGTTTACAATTCGCACGTCAGCCTGAACACCTGACACCTGCTGCGCCAGCAGAGAAAACAGATGGCGCACAAAACCAAATTTCACAATTCTGATACCGACCTTGCCATCCGGCATGGGCGGCGTTCACACGCATTTAAAACCGACTGGTACCAACACCCACCATGTACTGAAGAACAGGCCGAATGGCTAATTCATAACTACCGCAGACGCGGATACGAGATTAAGAAAGCCCTCAGCCTCGATTATCGTCACTGGATAATCTCCGTCAGGCTTCCTTACTCTGAACGCCCACCGCGTCCGTCCCGCACATTCCAGCAACGCATCTGGAGGTAACGTGCGGGTATTACTTCGACCTGTTCTGTTACCGGAACTCGGGCTGGTGATCGTTAAGCCGGGCCGTGAATCCATGCCGGTATTCCACAATACCCGGGTACTGGTGGAGCCGGAACCGAAAAGCATGCGTAATCTGCCGTCCGGGGGCGTTCCTGCCGTTCGCCAGCCGCTGGCGGAGGATAAATCATTACTGCCATTTTTCAGCGACGAACGAGTGATTCGTGCTGCTGGTGGCGCTGGCGCATTGTCTGACTGGTTACTGCGCCATGTTAAATCCTGCCAGTGGCCACACGGCGATTATCACCACAGTGAAACCGTCATTCACCGTTATGGTACCGGCGCAATGGTGTTGTGCTGGCACTGCGACAACCAGCTGCGCGACCAGATCTCCGAATCACTCGGGCAACTTGCTCACCAAAACCTGTCTGCATGGATGATTGACGTCATACGCCATGCAATGAATGGCTCGCAGGAACGGGAATTATCGCTGGCTGAATTATCCTGGTGGGCGGTCCGCAATCAGGTGGCGGACGCGCTACCGGAAGCGGTATTACGTCGTTCGCTGGGGTTGCGTGCGGAAAAAATCCGCTCAATGTACCGTGAAAGCGACATCGTACCGGGAGAGCAGACCGCCACCAGCATACTGAAGCAGCGCACAAAAAATCTTGCGCCGCTGCCTCACGCCCACCAGCAAAACCCGCCACAGGAAGAGACGGTGGTCAGCATTGCCGTTGATCCTGAGTCTCCGGAATCTTTCATGAAACGACCTAAACGTCGCCGCTGGGTTAACGAGAAATACACACGCTGGGTGAAGACACAGCCGTGTGCGTGTTGTGGTAAGCCAGCCGACGATCCCCATCACCTGATTGGTCATGGTCAGGGCGGAATGGGGACAAAATCTCACGATATTTTCACGCTACCGCTGTGTCGGGAGCATCACAACGAGCTTCATGCGGATCCGCTGGCGTTCGAAGAAAAGCATGGTTCCCAGATTGATTTAATTTTTCGTTTTCTTGATCACGCCTTTGCAACCGGCGTGCTCGGGTAAAAGAGGTTACTGATGCGTATAGAGTTTGTTTTGCCTTACCCGCCAACGGTGAACACCTACTGGCGGCGTCGTGGCAGCACATATTTTGTATCAAAAGTCGGTGAGCGTTATCGCCGTGATGTGGCGCTTATTGTTCGCCAGCAGCAACTGAAATTAAACCTGTCCGGAAGGCTGGCAATAAAAATTATTGCAGAGCCACCGGATAAGCGCCGTCGTGACCTGGACAATATCCTGAAGGCACCACTGGATGCACTGACGCATGCGGGGCTGCTCATAGACGACGAGCAGTTTGATGAAATTAATATTGTGCGCGGTCAGCTTGTTCCTGGTGGGCGGTTGGGGATAAAAATCACAGAACTGGGGTGCGCATGAATAACCAGTATTTACAGTTTGTGCGTGAGCAGCTCATTATCGCCACCGCTGATTTGAGTGGGGCAACAAAAGGTCAGCTTGAAGCCTGGCAGGAGAATGCCATGTTCGATACAGGGCGTTACAGGCGTAAAAAAATCCGGTACCGCGATGAAGTGACTGGAAAAATGATAACGCGGGATAATCCACCAATCCCGGGAAAGCAATCGCTGGCGAAGGGGACGTCAATTCCTCTGGTCAGTCCGATTGAGTTTTCGACATCATCGTGGCGGCGGGCTGTTCTGTCTCTTGAAGAACATCATAAAGCCTGGTTGTTGTGGTGTTACAGCGGGAGTATTTGTTGGGAATATCAGATCGCGATAACACAGTGGGCGTGGAATGAATTTAATACTCAATCCGGTACCAGAAAAATTGCAGGGAAAACGCAGGAACGCCTGAAAAAATTAATCTGGCTGGCGGCGCAGGCAGTAAAAGCAGAACTTTTTGGTGGGGAAGGTTATGAATACAAGGAGCTGGCATTACTGGTGGGAGTGACAACTAAAAACTGGTCCAAAACATTTACTCGTCACTGGGTTGCAATGAAACACATTTTTCACCGACTGGATAGTGAGGCTTTATTGTTTGTAATGAGAACGCGTTCAAAACAAAAGGCGGCATTTTCAAAGCAAAGTGTTGCAAAAGTAGATTGAAAGGCATATATTTCATGCAAATCTGATATTTTGCCGATTTTGTACGTGATGGCAAAAGCAAACAAAACCCGCCCACAAGCGGGTTTTTTTGTGCCACTTATCTCGGATAGACATGGTGAATGCGCTGGTGGAGGAAGCAAGGGTAATTTTTAACCAGGTGATTCTTGAATGCTTGCAACATTGATTTCGTAACGTTATTATCCTGCGCCCGGCCCTTTAGCTCAGTGGTGAGAGCGAGCGACTCATAATCGCCAGGCCGCTGGTTCAAATCCAGCAAGGGCCACCATCACATACCGCCATTAGCTCATCGGGATAGAACGCCAGCCTTCGAAGCTGGTTTCGCGGGGTTCGAGTCTCCGATGGCGGTCCATTATCGGTATTCTGCGTTTTTAGCTCAGCCGGACAGAGCAATTGCCTTCTAAGCAATCGGTCACTGGTTCGAACCCAGTACAACGCACCACACTTATTTTCCCTCGCTCGCTTTTGCGGACCTTTTTTGTATCCGCACCACGCCCGGCGCATACCAACCACAGAGCCTTTCGGGGGGAGCTTATGGAGTGGTCAGTGTGACTTTCTCTGTGGGCAGATCGCTCCCGGGCGTTGGCTCACCCACCCAAAGGAACGTCACGATGTTTGGTATTTTTGGTAAAAAAAGCCCGCAGAGCGGCAACGGAAATTAAAAAGTTTGAAAAACGCGATCTGGCACAGGTGGTGATTAACGCCGCATACCTGGTGGCCTGTGCAGATGGTGAATGTGAGGCTTCCTAGAAAGCGAAGATCGAACAGGTACTGCGTAATCAGCCTGCGCTGTACGCGTTTACGTCAGAAATTAATGCGATTAGCGCAACCATTATCGGTCAGCTGGATACGAACTTTAAAACTGGTCGTCGTGCGGCGTTACGTGAGATCGAGGATGTGAAACACGATACGCGTGAAGCGGAAGATGTGCTGGATGTGGCGGTGGCCATTGCGGAGGCAGACGGCGAAATTGAGCCGGAAGAGCGCAAGGTGCTGGAAGAGATTGCCGGTGTTCTGGGTCTTCGTCTGGAGAATTACCTGTGACGGTAAAACTGCGCCTGACTGTGGCTGCACTCCTGCTGTTTCTGGTGGTGATGGTGGATTTCACCAGCAGAATCATGTCGGTGCTGGCGGATGGGGTGCTGGTCTGCGGCATTATGGTATTGCTGTGGCCGGTGATAAAAAGAAACAGCCTGCATAATGCTTGATTTTTTTGTTTGCTGTTTATTAAAAACACTTCTGCATGGTGAATCCCCCTGTGCGGTGGGGCAATCAGCAAGAAGGAATATGGGGTAATCGCGGATTCAGGTGCTGATACTGAATTCACCGGGAGGCACCCGGCACCATGCTTTGCCACAAAAGTGTTATTTCTGTTTTTCTCAAACTATCATCGTTATCCCTTTATTTTCGGCTGCGCATGGCGCGGCCTTTTTTTTACGACCAGCCACTGGCAGATGGTCATCCTGTGATTTGATTCCGCTTCCGGCTTTTTAACTCTGTTCCTCTACACGGGAGAAATTCGATGTCGATTAAACATTATGATGTTGTCAGGGCGGCGTCGCCGTCAGACCTTGCGGAAAAGCTGACACACAAACTGAAAGAGGGCTGGCAGCCATACGGCGGACCGGTTGCCATTACGCCGTACACACTGATGCAGGCGGTGGCTATTGAAGGAGAGCCACAGGTCGGCCCTTCATCTGAGCCGGATTGGTACTACGTCATCGTACTGGCCGGGCAGTCCAATGCCATGGCTTACGGTGAAGGGCTTCCGCTGCCGGATTCATACGATGCTCCGGATCCGCGCATTAAACAGCTGGCGCGCCGCAGTACAGTGACGCCGGGCGGGGCTGCCTGCAGATATAACGATATTATTCCGGCTGACCACTGTCTGCATGATGTGCAGGATATGAGTACGCTGAATCATCCGAGGGCTGACCTGAGCAAAGGGCAGTACGGCTGTGTCGGCCAGGGTTTACATATTGCCAAAAAACTGCTCCCGTATATCCCGAATAACGCGGGGATCCTGCTGGTACCATGCTGTCGTGGTGGTTCGGCATTTACCCAGGGCGCGGAGGGGACATTCAGCGAGTCCACGGGGGCCAGTCAGGATTCGGCATGCTGGGGGGTGGGCAAGCCGTTATATCAGGATCTGATTTCCCGCACAAAAGCGGCATTGCAGAAAAATCCCAAAAACGTTCTGCTGGCCGTCTGCTGGATGCAGGGTGAGTTTGACATGAGCGCCGCCACCCACGCACAGCAACCTGCGCTGTTTACAGCCATGCTGACACAGTTTCGTGCTGACCTCTCCGTGTTTAACGCGCAGTGCCATGGTGGCAGCGCTGCAGATGTGCCGTGGATTTGTGGTGACACGACGTATTACTGGAAAAATACATACGCTACCCAATACGACACCGTGTACGGCGGGTATAAAAACAGGGAGAGTGAGGGCGTTTATTTTGTGCCCTTCATGACAGACGGTAACGGCGTCAATACCGCCACTAACGCGCCG